GACTATATGATACGCTGACTGTACCATCAATTCTTCGTGGTCTACAGAATCAAGTAAAGATTGAACGTGATTCTCGTACTGACCGCAATAGCTTATCTACCCTGCCTCCTATCCTGCACCCAGTTGGTCAAGCACCTACTGATTGGGGTCCAGGTCGTATGATTCCTTATCGCCGAAAGGGAGATTTGGATTTCGCTCCTACACCTCCGCCACCTACCGGCTCAATTGAAATGGAGTCAACATTGCTTGACCTAGCTGACCGATTAGTTGGATTAGATGACGAGGGTAGCATTAGCCAGATTCGCCAACAGTTCCTTGTTGATAAGTTCCTTAGCCACACAGCAGAGGTTCTGCGTATGGCTTTTAAGTGTTTCCAACGCTTTGGACCTGACGAAATCTTTTTCCGTGTTACCGGTGTCCCAGATCCTCAGACCTTTGACAAGGGTAGTGCTGAGGAGAACTTTGACATTATGATTAACTTCGACGTGCAGAATACTGACCCTCAGACAGTCGAGGCAAAGACTCAGCAGTTCGTAGCACTCAATCAGTTGAACTCAAACAACCGTCTTAATGTAGATGCCCTATTGGATGTCATCGCAACTAGCATTGACCCAGTAATGGCTGATGCAATTCTACAGCCAGTTGAGACAGCGCAGGAGGAAGTGGTCAAGCAGGTCACTGATGACTTATCTAAGATTTTTGCAGGTATCGAGATGCCAGCACGTCCAGCGGGAGCACAGATTGCACTACAGGTAATCCAGCAGTACACCCAGCAGCCGGACGTTGCACAACGCGCTCAGACTGATCAAGCCTTTGCCGCTCGACTACAGAAGTACGTAGGTCAGTACACCTTCCAAATGCAACAAGCACAGAATGCTCAGATTGGTCGAGTAGGTACAGCACCTGCACAGATGGGTGAAATTGATACACAGAATCTATAATGGACAATATTACTACATCTCAACAAGCCCAGAGGCGAGCAAAACAAATTGAAGTGGATGCTCGTATGAGGAATGTGGCTGCTAGTATTCAAGAAAAATTTGGATATAGCGCACCAATGCTTTCTGGCATCCTAGGTAATATTCACGTGGAAACTGGTAATACATTTGATTACAAGCAAAAGCAGAATAAGGGACCAGGCGAGGGATTATTTCAGTTCGACTTCCACAAACCAAACTACAAAAAGTATTTAAAACGCAAACAACTTCAAGACAGTGTTGATTCTCAAGTTGGCTATGTATACGATAGTATTTATGGGGACGAACAAAAGCACCTTGGTTATGGAAACGCGGAAAACCTAAGAGAATTATTCGCTAAGTCTACTGACCCCATAGAGATTTCCGATGGATTTGAAAAAATCTTTTTACGCCCTAATGAAAAAAAATCTCATAGTGATCGACGTAGAGAAGCAAGTCGAATGTATTCACTAGCGTTTACTCCAGCTCAATAATATGAATATACAAGACGACATCAATAGCTTGCACAGCTATGAATCCTTTGCTCGGTTTATTAAGATGGTTCACGAACTCCGGGAGGAGACCATTAGCGAGATGCACGAAGCATCCAGTGAGACCATCCAACAGATTTCTGGTAGAATTATTACGTACGATCAGATCCTTCAAATGTCAGGTTGGGATAAACTCCAACTAAAGCATTCGGATCGGATGTAATACGTATGTTATAATGCGACCATCGCCATCGCTCGGCGTTAATGAGTGGTAATAATATGACAGACGAAATCGAAACTGCTAACGCTGAGGCAGACCAAAGTTCAGTGGACAATAATAACTTATCCGTTGAGGATTTTGCAATGCGGAGGATCGGGCAACTGACCCCTGAGGCTGAAGAGCCAAAGGAGGAAGAGGCCGGAGAAACCGAGGAGCAGGAAACCGAGGAAGTAACTGAGGAGGAAACTGAGGAATCAGTTGAGACTGAGGAAGCTACTGAGGAGACCGAGGAATCCGACAATGTTCTTTCACAGTTGGACTTGGACGATATGTCCGAGGAGGATTTGCGGGAACTAGCTGACAAGCTAGGTAGCCGTGCTGTAGCTCGATTCGGTGAATTGACTGCCAAGCGCAAAGCTGCCGAAGAACGTCTAGCTAGTCTAGAAGCTAAACTCAAGGAAAAACCTAACCCACTCGAAACAAAGAAGGTCGAAAATAACCCCTACAGTAACCTCGATTCTGTCGAAAAGTTACAGGACAAAGCAGGGGAAGTCGATCAAGTTGTTGAGTGGGCTGAGGATATTCTGTTCGAGAGTGATGGCTATTCTGCTGATGACATAGTAACCGAAATCGAAGGTAAGGAGTGGACAAAGAAGGATGTGCGACAGGCTTTATTAAAAGCCCGTAAAGCTCAGAAAACTTTTCTCCCCGATCAACTCAAGAAGGTTCAGGCACAAATCGAAGGGGAGCAGCTTGCTGATTCTTTCTCGGAACGTGCCAGAAAAGAACTGACTTGGTTGGAAGGAGAGGACAATGACTTACGAAAACAATTTGAAGCCACTGTAGGTGATGCACGTTTTAAGCAACTCAAGAAAGTTGTTAAGCGCGAAGCACCAGAGGTAGCCGCACAATTGGATTATTGGTTCGCTCACGCTACTAACAGTATTTACGGACGTAAGCCCGTAACTGAGCGTAAGACATCCGCAGTATTAAATCCTCCTAAATCAGCCAGTCCATCTGCATCCAAACCCGAAAAGGGAATGGGAAGAACAGCCAAGGCCCTAAAAGAATTAGAGGCTCGGTTTAAAGAAACGGGTAGCGCAAGCGATTTCGCCAACCTTAGGAAACTCAAAATGGCATCACGCCATTAACCAATTCATTAACAACTATAAATACATAAAATATTATGGCATTCTCAAATACATTCGACACTACAAACCAAGGTTCTGGTGTCTCTAATCGTGAAGACCTCACTGACGTCTTGACAATTCTCGCTCCAGAAGAAACACCTATTCTTTCTTCTGCTAACAAAAAGGGCGCATCCGCAACTAAGGTTGAATGGACTGTTGACTCTCTCTCGGCTCCCAGCACTGCTGGTATTGCTGAAGGTGCTGATGTTACAGCATTCACTGACCAATTCGCTGGACGTGCTCGCCTCGGCAATCGCGTTCAAAAGTTCCGCCGGGACTATATGGTTTCCGATCTGCAAGAAGCAGTCGATTCCGTTGGCCCAGCTAAGATTGCTCAAGCAGAAGCTAAAGCAATTCGTGAACTCAAGCGCGACATCGAAGCAAGTCTTGCTTCAGCTAACACTCAGACAACCGAAGATGGTGCTGGTGTAGTTAATCGCCTTGGTGGTCTTGGTGACTGGATTCAAAATGCTGCTGGTTCGGGTAACGTTCCTGCTCCATTCCAAACTCCAGCTGCAAGCATCGCTGACGTAACTGATGCCAATTTCGCAGAAAGCGAATTGAACTCTCTTATCTCTTCGATCTTCAAGGTTACTGGTACATCCAACAACCTTATGCTCGTTGCTGATACAGCACTCCGTCAAGACATCAGCGACTTCGCTCGCATCGGTGGCGTATCGGGTGACTCGGTTCGTGCAGTGAACTACAACGGCGAAAGCGGCACTATCAAGCTTTCCGTTGATCTCTATCAAAGCGATCACGGTATCGTCTCTGTTGTAAACGCTAACCCTGACTGTATGCCAACACAAGCTGGTACTGCAGGAATGGCTGGTTACTTGGTGAATCCTGAGTACTACGGTGTTCACGAGCTTATCCCTATGGGTAGCAGCCGCCTTCCAAATCTTGGTGGTGGTGACCGTGGCTTCGTTGATTGCGCTTTGACCCTCGGTGTATACCACCCTGGTGCTCACGGCAAGATTGTCAGCACAAGCTAAATAAATTCTGGTTGGGGGGCGCAAGCCCCCCTGCCTTTTTTTTTATGGATATTATTAAGCCCAATTCAAAGACTTACTCCGACGAGGAGATTGATCGCGCTCTAATCCAAGAGATTCAGAATAGTCTTCACTTGGAACAGGCGACCGAACAGGTTCGTCACCAACAAGCAGCCAAAGAAGCGCATCAACTTAAAGGAACTATTCATCCCACATTGGGACGACCAGTTGCTACAATGCCAGCACGAGAATTTTTTCGACTGGTAAAGAAGTACGGTCAAGAGACTGTGCATTCTAAAGAATTTTTAAAGTACTACAATAAGAAATTCCCGGAACTTAGCCCGAACAAAGTATAATGCAGACAAAAACCTACAGCGATTTATATAATTTAGTGCAAGCACTTTCGGGTGTAGGTAGTTTTACCGCAGAGGAAAAGCTTAATATTTTACAGTTCGTCAATCGGCGAGCATTTGAAGCATATCGAACTAGCTCTAGTTGGCCTCGTTACGCAGTAATCGGAGAGGAGCGCACCCTTGGTACAGATGGACTTGTACCTTATGTGCAAGCTGGACTGGATAATATTTCTGATTTTCAGCGTATTTACCGCAGTCAACCATTCCTTCGTAATTCTGCATTGGAGTACGAGTTCTATGTTGATTCAAACGGAGCGCACGTAATTAATATAGTTACAAATGATTCGACTTCTGTGTTTGTAAACTATCAGAAAGAACTGCCTACGTTTACTGAGGAATCCACAAATATTCCTTATGAGTTTTTCTTTTACCTAGCGCACTCAGTGTATGCTGACTTCCTGAGAATGGATGGTCAGACCGACAAAGCTATGACAGAAGAACAAGTTGCCGGGACTTACCTGGCTCTTGAGCTGGAAAAAATCGACCTACGTTCTAACAACAACACAATTAATAAGAAATTTTCAACTTACGTAAATCGTCAAGCACGATAACACCCCTGTGATATAATAAAATTATGGCTAACTCAAAAAATAACGCACTGGAATTTTCGT